GTGGGCCTCTCCCTTATGCAACGAGTTGCCCTGCTTCCCCCCGAGGAGCGGGAGCAGTGGCTGTCGTCGCTGCCGGAGAACGTCCTCCTGGAGATCGCTCGGGGTGAATGGTGGTACGTCGCCCGCCCCGAGCAGATCCCGCCACCGGGGGACTGGCTGATCGCCCTGGCCCTGGCTGGCCGTGGCTGGGGCAAGTCCCGGGCTGGAGCTGAGTGGCTGACCGAACAGGTGACGAGGCACCCGTACGACCGGCAGGGTAGGCCCACCGAGTGGCTACTCATCGGGGAGACATTGGCCGACACCCGCACCATCTGTATGGAGGGGCCGGCTGGCATGCTCGGAGTGCTGGAACGGCGCAAGATCTTCCACCGGTACAAGCAGTCGCCCCGGCCCATGGTGCTCTTCCCCGACGGCGCCAAGGTCTATGCCGAGGGGGCCGATGACGAGGACGTGGGGCGTGGCTACAACGCCTCCGGAGCCTGGCTGGACGAGATGGCCAAGTGGCCGAAGCCCTACGAGTCCTGGTACGAGGGCATCCTCCCCTCCCTACGTACTGACCTTGTAGGCGATCACCCCCGGGCGTTTATTACCACCACCCCGAAGCCCATCCGGATCCTCATCGAATGGCTCGGTCGCCACGACGGAACCGTTCACATGATGAATGGTTCCACCTTCGACAACGCTCCCAACCTCTCCGCCCACGTGCTGCGGGAACTCAAGCTTCGTTACGCCGGCACCTCGCTCGGTGAGCAGGAGCTGTACGGCAAGATGCTGGAGCTGACCGGCGGCGGCCTGTTCAAGCGGATGGACATCGTCCGCAACCGGGTGGAGTCGGCACCCGAGCACATGGTTGCCCGGGTCGTGGGTGTGGACCCGAACCTCACCGGCGAGGAGGCGGAGACCGGCATCGTTGTGGTGGGGCGCGATGTCGACGATGAAATGTACGTACTCGGAGATCGCAGCTTCCCCGGCACCGGCCGTCAGGCTGCTATCCACATGTGGCGCACTGTGGCTGAGTTCGCGGCCGACATCCTGGTCTACGAGACCAACCTGGGTAAGCGGTGGATGTCCGAGGTCCTCTCCGATGCTTATGTAGAGCTGCGGGACGAGGAGGGCCTGTTCCCCGCTGGCACCTCGCCCCCGATGAAAGGTGTGGACTCCAAGCACGGGAAGAAGACCCGGGCTGAGCCGGTGGCGATGCGCAATGAGCAAGGGCGCCTGCACATGGTGGGTGAATTCGAGGAACTTGAAAACCAGATGATCGTCTTCGATCCAGAATCAACCCGCGAATCGCCCGACCGAATGGATGCCCTAGTCCACGCCTGTCGCTATCTCATGGCCGGAGAGAGACGCCGGATGCGAGTGGGAGACCCATCAAAGTACGACTTCCGCCTGGGTCAGGAGCTTTATGATCTGGGTCGTCTTCTCGGCTCTTAGAATCGTGGCACTACCTATTGCGTGATCTCGACCTTTAGAGTATGAGCGTGCTGATCGTTAGTTTGGTGGTGGCTGCGCTCGCCGTAACGCGGATCACCCGACTCCTTGTCGCGGACAAACTCATGGTCGGCTACCGGCAATGGGTGGTGAAGCGCTGGGGTCCTGAATCAATGATCAGCTACCTGGTCCATTGTCCGTGGTGCACAAGTATCTGGGTGGCGCTGCCCATCATGCCCATTGCCGCCGTGTTCCCTTACAACTGGGTGATCGGAATCCTTGCCATTCCAGCCGCCTCAATGGTCGCCGGCTGCCTATTGGATCGTGACTGATGGGACGGTTCACCCGCACTCGCACCCCGGAGGTAACGCCCCCGGCACACCAGGCACCCGCTAGCCTCGTCGCCTCTGCCGCTCGCATCAACCTAGAGGGACAGGGGTGGCGGACATATCGATTCGGCAATGACGAGTGGCAGGCTGAGGCGTGGCGCCTCTACGACATCATCGGTGAGCTGAGGTTCGCAGCCAACTGGGTGGGGTCGGCATGCTCCCGAGTGAGGATCTATGTCGCCGATGTCGACAAGAACGGACGCATCCAGCAAGAGAGCACCGACCCTAAGGTCGCTGCTATATCAGACACTCTGCTCGGCGGCCCATCTACGAAAGCAGAAGGGCTCCGGTTGGCGGGTATCAACCTCACTGTCGCCGGGGACTTCTACATCGTCGGGCGGGCGAGCAAGGAACAGGATGACCCCGACAAGTGGTTCATCGTCTCCTGCTCCGAGCTGAAGCGCTGGGGCGGCAGCGTCGCCTACATCTACCCCAACGGCTCCAAGGAGATGCTGGACCCGGAGCGGGATCTGATCATCCGAGTGTGGACCCCGCACCCTCGCCGCAACATCTGGGCTGATTCCCCCACCCGAGCGGCACTGCCCATGCTCTGGGAGATCGAGCGCCTGACCCGCTACGTGTTCGCCCAGATCGACTCACGCCTGGTCTCGGCTGGCCTGCTCCCGATCCCCAACAACACCAGCTTCCCGGATGCCGATGACCCTAACGGCGGCATGGTTTCCGGCGCCGAGGCCCTGACTGATCTGATCCTTCGGGCGGGCTCGGCCTCCCTGCAAGGTGAGGGCACGGCGGCTGGCGTGGTGCCGGCGGTGGTCGAGGTCCCGATCGATGCGCTGGGGAAGATCCAGTTGATCCAGTTCGGCAGCGAGCTGAGTCGGCAGGCGTTGGATCTTCGGCAAGAGGCAGTGAGACGTTTCGCTCTAGCGATGGATATGGCACCGGAAATCCTGCTGGGAACTGGGGATGCCAACCACTGGAGTGCCTGGCATGTGGGTGCCGAGAATGTCAAGGTCCACATTGAACCGTTGATGACCCGGATCTGTGAAGCGCTCACCACCGCCTACCTGACCCCGGCCCTGAAGGCGATCAAGAAAGACCCGGAACGCTACACCTTCGCCTTCGATGTAGCCCCCCTCGTGGTGCGTCCCCAGCGACTCCAGGACACCCTGAACCTGTACGAGAAGCAGATCGTCAGCTCCGAGGCAGTCCTCATTGCCGGTGACTACAAGCTCACCGACGCGCCCGACGACAAGGAAGATCTCAAGCGCTTCACCCGGGAGCTGATGCTCCGCGATCCCAACCTGTTCCAGATCCCCAAGATCCGGGAGCTGGCTGGCTACACCGCAGCACTCCTCCCGCCCGAACAGGTGTTCACACCCCAGCAGGGTGGCACTGGTCCAGCTCCGCCGCCGGCCCCACCCACCGGGATCCAGGAGACGACACCGCCTCCACTGCCGGCTGCCTCAACCGCCTCCAATGCCCTGGGTGGGCCAGGCCAGAACGCAAGTACACCTCCCGAAGCACGGGTCGCTTCCGCCTCTGTCCCAAGCCCAGTTACAACGTTCGTGGTCGCCAACGCAGCCACCCTCCGGGCATTGGAGCTGGCCGGGAAGCGGCTCCTTGATCCAACAACTAGAGGTCAGTATCCGGACACTCCGGCTCACCAGCTCCACACCAAGATCCGGGTCAGTGGGATCGACCATGCGCACACCCTGCTCAAGGGGGCATGGGATCACCTGTCCGTGCTCACTGAGCATCTGGCCATGAGTGTGGATACCGGCGCGCTTAAGAACGTGCTGGAGGGCTACTGCACCATCCTTCTGGCGGGGGGTATGGAGCACGACGCTAACGCCCTAGGGGAGGCCCTGCGTAGCCGAGGGTTCCTCGATGCCGACCCGTGATAGCGACGAGCGACACCTGTTCGGAGTGGTGAGCCAGGCCCTGCGGCGTTGGCTGGACAAGGCACGTGCAGCGGTCATGGCACCGTGGCATGACCTGAAGATGTCACCCGATCCAGTGGGGGTGTACCAGACTCAGGGCGACTGGAACACTGAGGTCGACTCGATCATGACGGTGATCGGACGCATTGCAGCGGACGCTCACTCCGAGGTCCCGGGCCTACCGCCAGTGTCCCGTCATGCCTTCGTCGTGAGCCAATTGGCACAGACCCAGAACCTTCTGGTCCGACTGCCCGACGAGGTCTACAACCTGGTGTTCGGGGAACTTGTGGATGGTGTCAATGCTGGAGACAGTGTGGAGCAGCTTGCTCAACGAATCGATCAACTGCTCAGCTATACCGAAAGTGAGAGATGGCCAAACCGCGCGAGAGTTATTGCGATTACTGAGACAACCCGAGCATATAACGCAGGAACAGTGGCGCAGGGTCTGGAACAGAGCCGACTCACTGGAAAGCGATTGTCGAAGCGATGGGACACTGAACGAGATCGACGAGTACGAAGCAGCCACCGAGCCGCCGACGGACAGGTCGTAGACCTTACTTCAGTGTTTATGGTCGGTGGCTTCCCTCTCGCATTCCCGGGTGATCCAATAGGACCACCAGAAGAAGTTATCAACTGTCGCTGCGACGTAGTGATAGTGGAAGGGGGTCGGTGATGGTTGATCCGAATCCGGCCCGTGGAATGCCGCTCCAGCTCCAGCGGTACTGGCTTGTCGGAAAGGGTGCCGCCAAGATCCGGTGGCACATGCCCCACGACTTCGACCGGTGCGTTCGACAGCTCCGCAAGTACTTCCCCAAGAACCCCGAGGGACTCTGCAACATCCTGCACCAGAAGGCCCTGGGCGCCCCGCCCGGCAAGGGTCACGGTGAGCACGCCCTCATCGCTGCCCAACAGCTCATGGAGATGCAGCCGGAGCTGGGTGAGGTGTGGGCAGGACCCATCGCACCCATCGGGCGCCCGACCGGGGAGCCGAACAAGACCCGGATCTTCGAGCACGGTGCCCTGACCAACCGGATGCTCCCACTGCCGCTGGCGTGGCGGGAGAAGACGGGGCCGGGGCATGACGGCGCCGTCACCGTGGGCCGGATACTCGGCATCACCTACGGCCCCGACCACATGGGTAAGGACTGGGCTTATGCGTGGGGGGACTGGCTCAACGCGGATATCGTTCCCCAGGTCAAGCAGGCGCGGCACCTGGTTCAGATGGGGGTTGCTGGTCCTAGCCTTGATCCTGGTGGCCGTGTCTCTGCCACTGTGAACCCGGAGACCGGCTTCGAACACATGACCATGTACACCATCGGGGGCGCTACCCTGGTCTCAATCCCGGCGTTCGCCGCTATGCGGATCATGGACCTGGGTGCGGGTGGGGAGTGGCCTGATGACGATGAGGACATGGCCCTCGTTGCCGATGACGGTGACTGTGGCTGTGGTGACAAGTACGGTGCGGGTATATCTGACGGTGGACCGGAGGTCTTTACCGTCAACACGTCCGGGTGGCAGGGGCTCCCCCTTGCGCCTAGAGATGCGGCGTTTGACAACGACGATGCGGTCAAGCGGATCGCGGCGTGGGCACAGGTCAGTCAGCAAGGTGCTGATGTCGGTAAACTCCGCCGCGCATTCATGTGGCGAGACCCAGCCCAGCCGGAGACAGCGACCACCTCGTACCGCCTTCCGGTAGGCGACATCATCAATGGGCGCTTGACGCTCATCTACCACGCTGTCTATGCCGCAGCGGCGCTGCTCTCCGGCGCCCATGGTGGCCTGCCCGGCATCTCCGAACAGGACCGCGCCCAGTTGCGTAACGTGATCAGCGAGATCTACCCGCTGATGGCCCGTGAATTCAACGACAGTTCCATCCGTGCCCCCTGGGATAGGTCGGCGCAGGAAGGAGTGCAACTAGCCATGGATACCTACGCAGCCGACCCCAAAGAGCCCTACGGGGATGTGAAGTACGCCGACCCTGGGTACCAGGAGGATGGCAAGAAGCGTTACCCGCTGGACAGTGAGGAACACTGTCGGGCGGCATGGTCATACATCAATATGCCCAAGAACGCTTCGAAGTACAGCTCCGAGGAGCTGGCCCAGATCAAGGGACGGATCAAGGCTGCCCTCAAGAAGTACGGCGTCCAGGTCTCCGACAACGGCGAGCACTCCATGAGCATGGACGAGTTCGCCTCCCCGGTCTCCCCGCCACCTTCATGGTTCGACAACCCGACACTGACCGAGCGCACGCCACTTCAGGTCACCCAGGATGGTCGGGTCTACGGTCACCTGGCGGCATGGAACGAGTGCCACCGGGACGTGACGATGCGCGAGTGTGTCCTGGCCCCCCACTCTAAGATGGGCTATGCCCCCTTCCATCTCGGGTCGACGCTGGCTAGTGATGGACAGCTCATCAGGACCGGCAAGATCACGATGGACACCGGTCACGCTCCTATCTCTTGGCGTTATGCGAATGTGGTTCGCCACTACGACGACACCGGCTACGAGGTGGCCGTTGTGCGCGCTGGTGAAGACGAGTTCGGCATCTGGGTGGCTGGTGCACTGGTACCCGAGGCCACCACAAAGCAGGCCGCGAAGCTTCGTCGCTCTCCTCTGTCTGGCGACTGGCGGGCAGTTGAAGGCAACCTCGAACTGACCGCCGCGCTGGCCGTCAACTTCCCCGCCTTCCCGGTGTACGCCATGGATGATGGCGAGCGACTGGCCCTCACGGCAGCCGGCACGATCATGCCCGACTACGAGGAGAGCCCAGTGACTGTCACCCCACCGCCGGACGGGATCATCGCCGCCGTCCGAGAGGCTGTCGAAGATCAGTTCGCCGGGGAGCGAGCAGAGCGCCTGAAGGACATCAGTGATGACGAGGAGATCTACGCCCAGCGGGAACGGGCACGGCGGCTGGAGTTCCTGTTCGCTATGAACGAGGCCGCGCCGGCTCCGGTCGCCGCAGCTCCCGTGGCCCCGGCCCCGGCAGCACCTGGCGCTGTTCCTGCCCCGGCTGCAACCCCGGCCCCTGCTGAGGGTGCTCCGGTGGATGGGGAGTCCGCCACTGACCTGGCGGCCGATGACCCAGAGGCATGGCTGATCGCCTCCCAGCTCGATACTCGGTACTCGATTGTGGCCGAGCCGGACCAGGATCTGGAGGAACGAACGCCGGAGCCGGTTGACCAGGCTCCAGTAGCACAGGCACCGGCTGCGCCAGCTCCGGCGGCACAGGCACCCGTACCGGCGGCGTCAGCGGGGTAATGAATGGCTGGGATTGGTGGCGCCTGGGGCTCGCGGGAGGAAGCACTCCACCCGCGAGACAAGCGTGGGCGCTTCCGTAAGAAGTGGGCGATGGCGAAGTCTGTCGCCGATAAGATCTTCAACTTCCTGGATTCGTTCAGTCCCCGCACCTTCACCAATGACGCTCAAGCTGCCCAGTACATGTTCAACCAGGGGTCCAAGAAGCCGTGGACCCGGGATGAATACGCCCGACTGCACATGGACATTGATCAGGCCAATGCCCACCTGCGTTCTGGTGATATGGACGAAGAAACTAAGCGCTTCGTTCAGGCTATGGATGCTCACAAGATCCCGGCTGACAGCGACCTGATCATTTCCCGCACGGTAGATGCCCATGCCTTCGGACTCACCCCAGAGCAACTGGGGGCAGAGGATGGCGGCATCGAAGATTTCACCGGGAAGTTGATCGCTGACCGGGCGTATAACACCGGCCAGATCGGCGGGATCATCACAGCCGGGGGTAAGTCTTCCGGTGGAGCCGCCGGTCCGGGCAAGATCACTATGCGGATTGCGGTTCCTAAGGGGACTCCGATCATTCCATTCGCACGACACCGTGACGACCGAGGTATGTCCTTTGACCGGGATCAGGAATTCCGGATCACCAAGGTGCAGCCCGACGGCTCTGGTGGCTGGTATGTGGCAGCAGTCGCCACACCGCGCACGAAGGGCGAGACCCCGACTCCGGTCAATCGGGCTCCGTCGGGTGTGGACCTGACCCCGGAGCAGCGAGCTGAGCGCATCCGCAGCCGGGCGCAGATGCGGGAGCCGTCCGTTGTTCGGGAGGAACAGAAGGCCCAGGAACGTATCGCCATGGCCGAGGCTGCCGTCCCAGCCGATGTCGAGCGGCGCCAAAAGCGGGTGGAGGACCTACGCCTACGTCAGACCGAAGAAACGGTTGCCCCACAGACCACGGAGCAGCTACCGAAGGGCGTTGAGCCACGTAACGAACCGGTTATCACACCGGGTGCTGGAGGGCAGCCGCAGGCGCCGGCTCCAGAGCCGTCAGCACCAGAGCTACCGACAGCCCCGAGTGGGGAGCAGTTCCGGCAGATCGTCCGTGACGCCAACCTTCCATCCCCCTCCCGGGGGCCTCGCCGTGTCGCTTGGAACGAGGCTTACCTACGGGTTGCCTCCGGTAAGCGGGACCCAGGCGATGTGCTGCGTGACCTTGAACGAGACATTCAGACATTCCAGGATGTCAATCGAGAGAACGAGCGGACGGGCGTCGAGGACCGGGACCTCCCTGGTGACATCAGTGCCCTGGAGCAGCTTGCCGACGTGATCCGCCGTGAGCATGGGCTCGGGGCTCGGGAGACTGCTGCACCGGCACCGGCCAAGGCAGTCAAGAAGGCTGCCCCACGGGCCAAGAAGGCTGTCTCCTCTGAAGGTGGCACCAAGGCTGCCGGTCTGACTCCGGCACAGCAGGAGTCGGTCCGCAACCGGGTGGCTCAGCTCAAGCGGGACGGGCGCTTTAACCCGGACCTGGATGAGCACAAGCGTCTTCAGTCCCTTGTGGACCAGATGGAAGGGACTCCAGCCAAGAAGGCGGCTCCGAAGGCTCCGGCTGCCAAGAAGGCGGCACCGGCTGCTCCGACACCAGCTAAGGCCGCCAAAGCAGCGGCACCGGCCAAGGCTGTTCGACGGATGCCGGAACTCACCACGGCTGAGAAGCGAGATCTGTCCGACCTGAGTCCATCGGAGCAGCGGTCTTATCGTGCCCGGCGCACGGCGGGTCGTTCTCATGAGGAAGCTCTTCAGAGTGCCCGCGAAGCAGGAGCGGCCCGGGGCCGGGCTCCCATGGAGGCATTTGAGGAAGCCAAGGCCGGGAAGCCGCTTGAGAAGCACACCATCTCCGAGCTACGCAAGATTGCCTCGGATGAGGACGTTGAGCTGAAGTCCCGCATGCTCAAGGCCGACATCGTCAAGGAGATCCAGCACGCCCGTACCAACAGGGCAGCTGAGGACGCAGCCCGGGCTCAGCAGGCTGAGTACGACCGGATCCGGCCCTTCGGTGACGTTGCCTCCGAGATCGAGCAACTGGTTGGTGACAAGGCCAGTGACCGGGCGCTCAAGGCCCGCATCCGGTCCCGTGCCAAGACCAGCAAGCTCCCCGATGACATGCGTGACCAGCTCCTCGCCAGTGATCGCGAAGGTCTGGTTGAACTGGCCGAGCGGCTGGCCCGGGAGCAGGGTGTTACGCCGGTCGGAAGGATCGGGGAGGTCACCAGCTTCGACCCCACCCGCTATGACGGTCCCGGCCTGAACCCTCGTGACTCGGCTGTCATCGTCCGGCGCAGCTTCCTGTCGCCGGACGGCAGGGTGCTCACGAAGGGCTTCGCCGAGGCGGCTACTCCCGAGGAGGTCCGCGCCGTTAAGCGGGTACCGAAGGGCTCAGTCCCTGGCCCCCGGGTGGATGCCCCAGTGTCCACACCGGAGCGTCGCACCAGCTTCAAGGAGGCATGGGACGGCTCCGACATCGGTGCCCCAAGCGGGTCGGCTGGCCGGTCCATGCGCGAGATCCGGGATGACGTTTCCTCTGGGAAGCTCACTCCAGAGGAGGGCATCCGGCGCATGGAGTCGGAGGTCGCCCTCAACCAGGACGAGCTGAACGACATCGATGCGGCACTGCGGGGCAACATGTCCCCAGCGGAGCGGCGCAAGCTCATTGCTCAGGCTGAAAGCTTGGAGCAAGCTATCGAGTCGCAGAAGCGTGCCTCGACGTTCATGCGGGGCCACTTCGAGGCCGAGCCCCCGGTCACCAAGAAGGAGCTGCTCCAGCTCGAAGTCCCAGCCGAGGTTCACAGGGCGATTCAGGAGGTTGACCCAGAGGCCCTGAAGGATGAGGCAGTGCGCCAGGGTCTGGATCGCCCCAGCGGTGACACTGCCGATGAAGTCATCCAGGACATCGCCCGGAAGATGGCCGAGCAGGAGCTGGCCCGTCGGGCAACTAAGGCTGCAAAGAAGGCTGCTCCTCCGAAGCTGCCGACAGAGAAGGGCAAGGTGGATGTCCGGCTGATCGCTGAGGGACTAGACCTGCCGCCCGAGCGTCTGGACAAGGTCCAGGCTCAGCTTGATGGGGGGAAGCTGACGCCGGCCGCTATTGGCCGAGAGCTGGAGAGGGAAGCCAAGGCTATCCGGAGTGCGGGTGCAATCCGGTACGGCGGCCTACGGGGAGAAGACCGGACCCCGGAATCGGAGGCACTCAAGCAGCGTGACTACGACCTGGGGGACCGGGTCGAGCAACTGGCTGAGCGCCTGAAGAGCACCCGGCGCCCCGCCGTCAAGAAGGCTGCCCCAGCTAAGAAGGTGGCGCCGGAGGTCAAGGCTGCCGAGGCTCGGGCTGACACCCTGGAGACCCGGATCAAGCAGTCGGCCCTGGAGCGGCTCCAAGGTGCCAAGACCGAGCAGCAGGTCCGGGACGCAGTGGCTGGATTGACGTTCCCGGAGCTACGGGACCTGGGGGCGCAGCACGGGGTCAAGGGGCGCAGTAAGGCGGGAATTACCCAGGGTCTAGTTGACCGGTACACGGCACCCAGGGAGGTGGTACCGACCCCGTCTCCCGCTAAAAAGGCTCAGCGTGCTGCTCCGGCTGCCCGTCTCGCCGAGGTTCAGCAGGGTGAGCGCGCCTCCCGGCTACGGGAGATTGCCCAGACCCAGTCGACCCAACTCCGGCAAGCGACTGGACGCCCGGGGCCACCGGTGGCACGAGCATCCCGGGTTACGGATGGCAACGGTCGGATCAAGCCGATCCAGCGGGCCAATGAGGATGAGCCGATCCACCTCCCTAATGGAGGGGCAGACCAGGGGTTGGTTCACCTCGACTCCAGCCTGGGGGAGCTGTGGTCCGATCTCTACACAGATCAGCGGGAACCCAACTCGTTCATTAATGAGATTGCCCGGCTAGGCGAAGGCGTCGGTAAGAAGAGAGAGGGACAACTGGATCTGGAATCCGATGTCATTCCAGGTCTCAAGAAGCTGAAGACCCGAGCGTCTGACTCTGCTGTCGCCGACCGGATCCAAGAGACGATCGATGCCCTAAGTGCCCCTCCGGCTAAACCGCTAGATCTACCAGAAGGGGTACCGGGTCCTGTTCGCCGCGCCCTAGAGGACCTGGCCAGGATCCCCACTGCTCGTAAGACTGGACAGATTGGAGCTAACAGGGAAACCGTATCGGTGTTGGATCAGATGCTGGATACAGTACGTAAGATCTCTCGTGGCGAAATGGATCCCCGCGAGGCCGAACGAGAACTGACCAAGCGCCATCTTCATGAAAGCGGTGATGGTGCAGTTCAGATGTGGGAGATCACCAACCGACTGGGGCCATTGGGTGAGAGCCGGGCTGATTACGCCGAGGTGAGAGCCTGGATTCGGCGATCCTTGAAGAAGGAGGAGTAACTGTGTGTGGATGCAATGGAAACCAGGAGCCTGGCACTCGACGTGAAGCTGGCTTCGAAGTTCACCTTCCCAATGGTGAAATCCGACGAGTCGAGACTGAACACGATGCCCAAATGGCCGTTCAAATGGCCGGTGGTGGCACTTACAGCAAAAGGTAGTTATGATCCCCTTGATCGCGATAGCTGAGCTGTGAGCCGTATCGGGATCTGAATCACCAGCCGGTGGCTGAGCTGTGAGCCGCACCGGGAGCCCTAACCATGGCTTCCGAAAGGTGCCCTCACGATGTTTCAGATTCCCGAAGACCTGAGCCCGTTCACCTTCACGGCGATCGAGGACATGCGCGCCAAGGCCGAGAACGAGTTCAACTCGATCATGGCGACGGTGACTCCGGACACGGTCACCGATGAGCAGCTTGATGAACTCCAGGACCTCCAGACCTTCTTCCGCGAGACAGTCCCGGCCCACATCCAGGACGCCAAGTCCCGCAAGGACCGGTTCTCCGCCCTCCAGACGGCCCCCGAGGAGCCGGAGGAGGAAGAGGAGTCGACCGAGGAGAAGGCTGAGGAGCCGGCCGCCGTCACGGCGGGCGCCGTCATCAACGTGACCCTCAACGACATCGTCAGCAACAGCAAGACCAAGACCCCGGCCAAGGTCGAGCACCAGGACATCCGGCCCCGGTACTCGTCCCTGGTCGCCGCCGCTGGCGTCCCGAACTACGAGGTGGGCCAGGAGTTCACCACCCTGCTGGACGTGGCCAAGGCGTTCGAGGCCCGCAGCTCCGGCTTCGCCGGCTCCCGGGCACCAGCCGGACCGGTCATCTCCCACTACCCGGTGGCGGTCATGCGCCGGGACTACCCGGCCGAGTTCTCCGTCAACATGGACGAGAGCGACTACAACAAGCTGCTCGCGGTTGCCGACGAGAGCCGGCTGCCCGGCGGATCCCTGCTTCGCTCGGTGGAGCTGCGCCGCAAGGAGATCGAGGAGCAGCACCCGGAGCGCGACTCCCTGGTCGCGGCTCAGGGTTGGTGTGCACCGTCAGAGACCGACTACGACATCTGTCTCCAGATCACCACCGACGGTCTGGCCGACTTCCCGGAGGTCCAGGCCCGGCGCGGCGGCATCCGCCACAACACCGGTATCGAGTTCGACTCCATCTTCGGCTCCGGCACCGGCTACTTCGACCTGACCGAGGCGCAGGTAGCGGCCGGCTCCCCGACCAAGACCTGTCTGGAGATCCCGTGCCCGTCCTTCGTGGACACCCGGCTCGGCGTCACCGGCCTCTGCCTGACCGGCAACATCCTGGCCAACCGGGGCTATCCGGAGTTCACCGCCACCTTCGTCCGTGGTGCTCTGGCCGCGTCGGCTCACCAGATCAACCGTGAGCAGATCGCTGACGTGGTTGCCGGCTCTACCGCCGTCAACCTGACCGCCTTCGCCCCGTGGGCCACCGACGGTTCCACCGTCTCCCAGGTCCTCTCGGCCGTGGAGATGGCCATCGTCGACATCAAGTACCGCCTGCGCATGCAGCGCAGCGCCACCCTCGAAGTCATCATGCCGTTCTGGATCCTCGCTCAGATGCGGGCCGACTGGATCCGTCGCAACGGCGGCAACTACGCCGAGATGCTGTGCCTGGCCGACTCAGCCATCAGCTCCGCGTTCTCCTGCCGGGGCGCCCGGGTTCAGTTCATCTACGACTGGCAGGACGCCTTCGCTACCGGTGCGGCCACTGGCGCCCTGGGTGCGGACACCCCGATCAACAACCTGCCGTCCTCGATGCAGTTCCTGGTCTTCCCGGCCGGCACCTGGGTCCGGGCGGTCTCGGATGTCATCACCCTGAACTCGGTCTACGACTCCACCAAGCTGGCGACCAACCAGGTCACGCACCTGTTCACGGAGACGGGCTGGGCGATGGTCCAGATGTGCCCGGTCTCCCGGGTCTACACGGTGCCGATCTGCCCGAGCGGTAAGACCACCAGCCAGGGCACCCTCACCTGCCCCTAACGGATAGGTAGTGGGGCCGGGAACCCGGCCCCACGCCACCCCTAACCGGAAGGAGGGCTCGGGTGGCACTCGTACCCCCGAACGTAATCGACCCCCCTGCACCGCCACCGAGGCCGTACGGGATCTTCGATGTGGCCCTTGGGCCGATGCCGTTCCCCGGTCCGCCGGGGGGCGGGGTTCAGTATGTGCCAGATGTTTGCGAGGACAACTACTACATCATCCCGATCGACTGTCCGGCCATCACTGGCGAGAAGACCTTCGACGTATCCACCCCATCGGTGTCCGGTTCCCCGTTCGTGGTCATGACCACGTACATCTGTCCGCCGATCGGGTTCGACTTCGATGAGGCCAAGCGCCGGGTCTTGACCCGGCTCTCGCTACGTGAGCAGACGGCTGTAGAGCAGCGCATCTGGTCGGGCACCTCCGGCACCCTGGGTACCATCACCGGCCTGTTCCGCAACGCGGTCAACCTCGGCACGGCGGGCTGCCCAGTGGAGGCGATCGAGCTACTGGAGCAGACACTGGCCGACAACGATGTGCCGGGTGGCATCATCCATGCCCGCCCCGGGATGTCGGCCCACCTGACCAACAACTACCTCATCCACTACCAGAACGTGGGCCGGGCACTGTCCACAGTCATCCGGACCCCCCTGGCCTTCGGGCGTGGTTATGACGGCTCTGGCCCAACCGGTCAGGCCGCTGATGGCACCACGGAATGGATGTACGCCTCTGGCCGCATCCTCATCTGGCAGGACCCGGAGATCTTCGTCCCGCCACCGGGCCAGGTCCTCAACAAGTCCACCAACCAACTGAGCCTGGTGGCTGAGCGCATGTACGCCGTGGCAGTCGAATGCGGTGTGTGGGCAGTTCAGGTCACACGGACCTGTACTACCGCCGGAGGGGGAACATAATGTCCACCTATTGCTTCACTCCCTGGAAGATCCCCCGGATCCGGGCGACGCTACTCAACTCCTGTGGGGTACCCCAGACAGGGTGCTCCACTGTGGTCTCCGATGGCATCATCTCGGTGGAGATGGAGCCGGAGTACGAGGAGCGCCAGGACTTCTCGAAGAAGAACGGCGACGGCGCCCTGTGCGTCGTAGTGACCAACCCACCGATCTTGAAGTGGTACAACGTCACTATCACCATGTGCAACGTCGATCCGGATCTGATCGCCATTGCCACAGCCGAGCAGCGGGTCTACGACGACGCTTCCCCGACCCCGAACGCCCACGGCTGGTCCAACGATGTCGGTTCATCGGCTAACGCCAACTTCGCCCTGGAGGGCTGGACCCGCCTAGCCTACACCTCCACGCCTTGTACCGGTGGCGTGGAGTACGGCTACGGTCTCCTGCCATGGATCTCCGAGGGCACGATCCAGGCGCAGACGTGGCAGAACGACACAGTGGACCTGGTGATCAGTGGTCGCACCAACGCGAACTCCCCATGGGGTCTGGGTCCCTACATGGTTGACTACTCCGACAACCCGGTCGGGTCAACCACACAGGTCCCGCTCCTCACGGCGATCCGGTCCACCGAGCATCGCCGGTTCTTCACCACCCGACTGGCACCTCCGGCTTCGGTATGTGGCTGCCAGACCCTGGCTGACCTGACGCCGTAAGCTCAACCGTGCGACCAATGGGCAGTCGATAAAGGGAGGGAGCCGTGGAAGTCTTCACTACCCCGGCTCCCTCCCTGCCCTGTGCCGGATGGGATGTTAACACCGACTGTTGCGAGGAGTTCTGGGAGACACTGAGCCCGGACCTTCAGACGGCGGCAGCGGAGTATGGAGCCTTCACCCTGTGGGCGGCTACCGGCCGCCGGTTCGGGTTGTGCACCAAGACCGTCCGCCCGTGTGGCAGAGTCTGCAACCAGAGGGGGATCTCCGGGTACTTCTGGAGCGACGGGACGTGGCTGCCGTACATCTTCAATGGGGTCTGGCGCAACTGCTGGTGCGGCTGTGGGGGTGGAGGGTGCTGCTGTGAACCCACCTGTCAGACCTGGTTGGCTGGACCTGTATACGCGATATCTCCGACAGGTGTGTCACAGGATGGAGAAATCGTCCCCGTCGATGCTTGGCGGGTGGACGATGGGCACTGGCTGGTACGTACGGACGGTGACTGCTGGCCGGAGTGCCAGGACTACAACGTGGACTCCGGTGAAGGCACGTTCTTCGTTACCTACCAACAAGGCATCCCAGTACCGTCTGTACTTCTTCGGGCTGCCGGTGAGCTGGCGTGCGAGTGGGCTAAGAGCTGCATGGGTCAGGTGTGCCGTCTCCCGCAGCGGGTCCAGTCCCTGACTCGTCAAGGAGTCTCCATCTCCATGGTGAGCATCGACGACCTGTTGAAGGGTGGTTTGACGGGGGTGCAGACGGTGGACTCTGTCATCGCCTCCTTCAATCCCTACGGTCTACGAGCACCACTGCGCCTAGCGACACCCGACCTACCGGTGACGAGACGGACGACGATCCCATGACCCAGCCAGATCCCCGGGATCCGTTCCTACCGATCATGGCCGAGGCTCTGTTGTCCTGCCTGAGCCAGGCTGTGACCGGCAACCCCAACCCGCCCGAGAACATCGGCTACCGCATCGGTGTGGAGATCGCCCATGACGCCGGTCTCGATGTGGATCTGTGCTGTGAGGGCATCGCCTATGTCTCCCTCGGAGACTCCTGGCCCACGGCCAACTTCCCGGAGCAGGACATCCAGCGGCAGTCGATCACACCCTGCGCGCCGCCAGCCTGGGGCACCCAATTCCGAGTTGGGATCATCCGATGTGCTCCGACCGGAGACAACAACCCACCCACTCAGGCTGAGTGGGATGCTGCATTCGCCCAGAACCTGTGGGATGCCCAAGCCCTACGTCGGGCCGAGTGCTGCTTCCGTAACTGGGTGCGTAGCCGCGAAGATGCTCTCCTGGGGATGTCTATTGTGATGGGCCGCCAGATCCAGGGCACGCCCCTGGGTGGCTGCGTGGAGCGATACTTCACCATCGATGTTCAGTTCCCCAACTGTGACTGCTAATGGCCCGGGTCCGCATCCACCACCTTCAGGCTCAGGCGACAAGTGAGCTACACGCCCTACGCCTAGTCCGCACTGTGTGCCGGGAGATCCAGTTCCGGGCCAAGGTGACCGCCTCCACGGGGCCGTACACGACCGGGCGCCTGGCGCAGAGCATCAACACTGAAGTGATCCCGGTACCCACCGGGGTGCGGGGAAGGGTAGGGAGCAACCTCAAATATGCGGCCTCGGTGCAGGGCGGAGCGGGGGCTCATAAGATTTACCCGCACCGGCCACCCAGTGCGCTGCGGTTCTACTGGCGCAAGGTCGGCCACGTGGTGTATTTCTACTCGGTCAATCACCCTGGTCAGCCGGGTAAGCATTACCTGACAGACTCTTTAAAGGAAATTGCCCGGCGCCACCGTATGCGTTACATCGTCTTTGACTACTAGGATCCCCTGTATGACTCAAGGCGATCCCGGGCATGAGACACGCCCTGTAAAAATCAAGGACCGGCAGGTTGAGACCCGCAAGCTCAAGGATGTCCAGATCCTGCTAATGAACCGTGAGGCTCAGCTCGTAACCAGGACCGACTTGCCCATGGATCGTCGGTTGAAAGGTGCCGCGACTCTCATGGACCTTCTGGAGAGTGCCATTGTTCAGGAGTCGGACCGGCAATGGCTCACTGACCTCAATGTCAAGGGTGAGCTGGAGCTGTCGGATCTGATGGAGATCCTCACCGTGTTCGGCGACGACAAGGCGGACGAGAAGCCGGTGGTGCGCCGTGGCAGGCCGCGCAAGACGGCCGTATAGCCCACCTACCACCACTTCTGCCGAACCCTCCGGGATCCAGGTCCCACAGGTGGTCATTGACCCAGTGTGGTCCCTGAGGCCGTGGCCATTGGTGGTGAGGGTTGCGGGCCGGGAGGCGGAGGTACCGGCGGTGCCAGCGGCGGACTGGCTGGGCATCCTGATGCAGGAGTCATTCAACATCGACGACGTGTTCCTCACACTCGCACCTGAGCTAGCCGATGCAGTGGATGAGGCCCTGTACAGCGGCTTTCTCTCGTTCGATGACTACAGTGACTTGATCTTGAAAGTCATCAGTCAGGTCTCGGGGCGCCCATGGCACATCGCCTTACGCCTCATCTACAACGTGCGAGCCAACTGGGACACGCTTGGACCGGAGATGCTCCGATGGGTCAACCCATCCCACGTGTCATTGTCGGCATGGCTGGATGCGGCCCTGATCGTGATGCTGCGGGCAATGGATCCGAAAGACGTAACCATGTTCACGATGAAACTCACCGCCCCAGCTCCGGGCGAAGAAGCAGCCGAAATGGAAATGTCGCAGGAGGATTTCGCGGCGCTTATGGCTGGTCAATAAAGTCCGTATCATGACCCTGTGGTTTTCGGCAGCCAGGGCGAAGCTTTTATCGACGTACATGCCAATACCGATCCGTATGAGCGTGAGCTGGATCGGGGCATTCGTCGGTCGTCTGAGGATGCCGAGAAGATCCTGGACATCATCGGTGAACAATGGGGCGAGGACCTTGCCGACGGTGTCTCCAAGGAGCTGGGTCGCCACGGCAAGGACTATGGCAAAGCGGTGGAGAAGGCCACCGAAACCACTACTGTCGAGATCAAGAGTAAGTTCAAGGTCGATCGCCATGGCCGCCTACACGATGCTGCTGGACGATTCGTTAGCGAGTTCGGCGACGACGTAGAGCGTGAGTTCAACAGGCTCGGTGCCCCCGGTGGTCCCTTCAGTCGGATCGGTCAAGGTCTCGCTGATGCCGTGGGTGCCGGCTTCAACATCTCCGGCCGCAGCCCCCTGATCGCCTTGCTGACCCCGCTCATCGGCGCCATCGGTGCTGCCATCGGTGCCCTGATCCAGGCTGTTGGTGCACTCGCCGCCCTCCTGACCACCCTGCCGGCCTTGCTCACGGCGATCGGGTTCCAGGTGGGGGTCCTGTTCATCGCCTTCCAGGGGCTCGGTGAACGGATACAAGCGGCATTCGCAGCCAAGAACGCCAAGGAGCTGGAGAAGGTCCTCTTCGGCCTGGACGAGGCCACCAAGCGGTTCATTAGGAGCCTGCTGCCGCTGCGGGACTTCTGGCGCGATCTCCAGATGGTGGTTCAGCAGAACTTCTTCGGCGCCCTCAAGACTCCGATCGCCGACCTGCTCAAGGCGCTCCGTGGCCCGACCCTGCGCGGCTTCGCTGCCCTGGCCACGGTCATGGGCACCTTCTTCAACAGCCTGGCTGCCTTCTTCGCCTCACCCGCCTTCGTCAAGTTCGTCACCGACGTGTTCCCGGCCACTATCCGCTGGGTGCAGCGCTCGGGGGACATGCTCATCACGGTCCTGGATGCCCTGGTCCGGATGGCGGACATCGCCCTGCCGTTCCTGACCAAGTTCGGCGACATGCTGGTGAACAACCTCACCGCCCTGGCCCTCTTCCTGAACGAGAAGGCCGAGAGCGGGGCGCTGAAGGACTGGCTGGACCGGATGTTGCTCACGATGCAGTCGATCTTCGATCTGCTCGGTGGCATCCTCAGCTTCACAGCCACCTTCCTCAACGAGCTGGACAAGGCTGGCGGCAAGAAGCTCATCGATGAGCTGGCCCTGTTCTTGGAGCGCCTGTCGGTCTTCCTGGCCAGCCCTGTGGGACAGAAGGCCATGGAGGGGATGATCGCCGCGCTCCTGCTCGCCCTCCAGATCACCGAGGGCCTGATCTTCACCCTGCTGCTCCTGTTCGCCGCTTTCGAGACCGGCAAGCAGGCCATCGCCGCCTTCTTCTCCTGGTTCGCCGGCATCATCAAGAAGGGGATCACGGAGGCCGGGGAGTTCATCGGTGGAGTTGCGGCGAAGATCTACAACTTCTTCCGGAACCTTGTCGACCCCATCATGAGCCTGAAGAACACGTTCTTCAACGCCGGCCGATCACTGGTGCAGGCGTTCATTGATGGAATCAAGAGCCTGGCCGGGGCACTGGGTGGAACTGGCTTCTGGATCGCCAACCAGATCGCCAAGCACCTGCCTGGCTCGCCGGCCGAGGAAGGCCCCCTCTCCGGGAAGGGATACACCCTCTATCGGGGTCAGCGAATGATGCAGGACCTGATCAAGGGCATCCAGATGGAGGGCCAGGAACTGCGCACTGCGACTGAGCAGAGTCTGACCAACATCAACTTCGGTAAAGGCGCCATTCAAGTCAATGGCGAATTCAGCACCAGAGAGGAAGCTGAACGTACCGGTAGTGCCGTTGGGAAGGGGATCAACACTATCCTGGCAGTACGCCAGACCCGGCTCGCAGTGAGGACTCTGTAATGGGCGAGTACAACCCTCATGTTCCCCAGATCCTGGGGGAAGAATGGGTGCCCATTCGGGATGAGGATGTCACCTTCACCCCCTCTGTTCATTCACTGGAAGTAGGGCACACCTTCCGTCTCGCCCAGAGTCGTATCCTGCAAAGCCTGCGGATGTATGTCCATGACCCGGCCCCGGTGGATGAGGTCTACCAGATCTCCGTGTACCCGAGGGGCATGGAGGCGGCTAGCGGCCCCATCCGCCGGGTCCTGATCCCGGTCAACAACGGCGGCACTACCGGCACCGGCATCACGGTCGGCGGAGGGTCGGTGGCCGCCGCACTTCTTTCGCCAGATGATGGTACAAACATCAGCTTCACGGAGATTGGAGTTCAGCAGCAGAACGT